GTTTGCTGTGTTAAAATTAAAACCTAATCGACCATATACACTCATGATTACATTTCCATCGGACTAGTTGGTGGTGATGTTGGGAACCCTTTGTTACCAATATGAACGTGTTGGTCTACTTTCAACCTAAACATTTCCATTGGACCAAACATATCAGATACAGTAGGTGCAAACATCGAAACGCCAGCATTGATAAACCCTACAGCAGTAATAGAACCTGGTGTAGTAGGACCTGGAAGACCAACATTGATACCACCAAGTGTTGAGATGCCAGCCATTGGGTCTGCTGAACCTGGAAAACCAGCATGAATACCTGTACCAGCAGTAACAGAACCATCTGAATGTAGAGAATCTGCCAAAACTTCACCGTGTACGGTTACATCAGTATTGAATACTGCTCTGTCACCTGCTTGTACATATACAGCACCAGTTGCTGAAAGATTATTGATATTAAAATCTCCACCAGCACTCAAGGTTAAATCGCCTTTAGCTAATACATTATAATTACCTTCTACTACTTTATTAAAATCACCAGCAATATGTTCATAGGCATCACCATGAATATCTAATACAGCATCACCTTGAACTGTAATATTACAAATGCCTTGAATCAATACGTTATTATCTTTGGCAACAATGGTGTAATTGGTACCTAAAATTTTATGTACAACAGAACCATCTGCTTGAGTTTCTGTAAATGTTCCTGATTTATGTTGTGTACGAATACGTTCATTACCTGGAGTATCATCAAACTCTTGAAAATGACCAGACTCGGTCTGCATTACATTGTTAAACGGATATTGTGTGGTACCTGGTGATACCGGTTCCGTCCATGAATAATCTACTGTACCTGCGCCACTTGAATTTGCCATAATATATCCTAAGGTTTCGAAGTGACAGGAGCATTAAACCCAGCGGCATTGAACACTGCTGTAGTTGCTTCGGCTTGTGCTTGAGAGTTTGCTGTTGCCGTTTGTCCTGGTGTCAAAACAGAAGCAGCTAGGGCAATTGGAGCTGCTGCTAATTGAGCAGAAGCGGTAATTAATTGTCCTGTGGAACTAATTACATCTTTGGCTGCCGAGATGATGCTATCCGAACCACTGGTATCTGTACCGGATGCCTGACTTATAACGGAAAGGTAACCTGCCTGTAGTTGAGCATATGCTTTTTGTAAACAATCTTTAAAGAAAGCAATCAATTCAGATGGCAAACTTAAAATATAAGAAATTAACTGTTTGATAGCATTAACATAAACAACCAAACCATTAATATATTTTGTCATGTCTTTAACAAACTTTGTGGCATCTTTAATGTATTGTGCCAGTTTCTTTAATTGTGAAGTGATTACGTTTGATGATGGATTGATACCCATAAATGCCAATAGTGCTTTAATACCATTACGAATTGCTTGAATGATTTGACCACCCATGGCACCAGCATTGAAAAGTTGTTGACTAACAGAAGCAGGTAAATTACAAACATGAGAAATGTTTTGATTAGATTTTCTTAATGCTGTATTAGAATTTGCTGCGTTACCTGAAGCATAAATTGGTGTATTCGAAGGTGCACCGGGTTGTGGTGTGTCACCTGGTGTTGCTGGTACAGGTGGTGTAGGAGTTGTACTGACAACCGGTAATGTTGAATTTGACGCACTAGGTGATCCATTCAACATTTTTATTAGTTGTTCTGGTGTTACACCTGATACTGTAACTGAAGAAGTTAATGCGGATAATAAGTCTGCCATCTTAGTTTGGTTTTATTCCTGGTAAAATGCCCATCATAATAGGGAATTGTGCCGATTCTCCGTCCATGAAGAATCCTACGATCCAATCTCCAACTCTTGGTTTACTGAATGTGTTAGGTGAATTTAATGGTAACATTGGGTGAGCCCAAGGTAAATCTTTTGTGGGTAATGCAGTAGTATCATCTGTGTGCCAACCAAATATACGAACTTGGCAACGACCAATACCTAATGGATCTTTTCGAGCTTCTTCATTTTCAATTACACCAATCCACCAAATAAACCCACTTAATCCAGCAAAATTATTACGTTCCATTATATCTGTACACCATTAATATATTGAGTTAAAGAAGTATTTGTACCTGAATAAGAAGTATTTACACTTTCTTTACACATTTCTAATACCGTTATATATCCGTTGTTTTTAACGATATGTCTGCAAGCAGTCACAAGATATCTACCTGAATAAAATGGATCAGGTTCTCTCGTAACATTTGAACCACTTTGTGTAAAGTTTACTGGATCAATTCCATAAGTATTAAAATTAACAACCGTACCAGCAGCCAATAAAGGATCACCAGGCACAGAGATTTTAATTCGCATATAATTTGCTAATGCTAATTGAGCAACTCGATTAGGAATGTATTTTTCAATTTGTACATCATTAGCAACGGCATCAGGTCCTTGTGATACATATGCATTTTTCTTTTGATTGGCATTACCAGAACTCATTCGAAGTGTACCAATTTCAAGACCAACTACTGTTTTTGGTGGTGTTTCATACATCGTACCACCCAATCTATTCTTATAGTTATTGGTCAAAGGAAACTTATTCATCGTTTTGGTGTTTGGATTTGAAAGATATTCATCGTAATTAAAAATACCAGTATTTGCCGTTCTTTGTAATGGATCCAAAGTAATAACTTTATTTGACCACATACCATTAGATACAGCACCTAAAGTATCAAAGAAATTCAACATTTCGAAATCACTAGCATTAGTTAATTGTTGCTGAATATTAATTTGACCTTGTACTGCCAATAAGTTTTTGGGATCATACTTATATGTTTGATATGAATTTGATTTATATAAGTTCTGTAATGAATGAAAATGATATCCGTTACTATTTTCATAGAACAACATATCGGCACCTGTATTGTTTACAGGCAGAGCATATGTTGATAACCAATTGATGGTCTCAAATATTTTTTTGTTGGGTAATACAAAATCATAAACACCTTGAGTGGCATCGATGTATAGTGGTTTATTACCTTTGCCTGCCAATACATAAGTGTTTAATATATTTTTGATGATATCAGATATCATCGTACCTTTAACGGACTTAGAGATACGGTATTGTTCAGATAAAAAGAATTCTTCGGAAATAAAATTAATTACATAAACTTCATAGTTATTACTATCGGCAGTAACTCGCTTACTAATTTTGTATACTCGATAATTTCTAGAAAGAAATAGATTATCTGCTGTAGTTTTCTGTAATTGAACCTGAAGAAATTCAGTACCATTTAAAAGATAGTTAGCAATAATACCTAAAGCATCTTGTATGACCACTTCACCTGAAATGGTCGAACTGTAAATGTCCTCATATAGATTTAATTCAATCATCAAAGGACTTAAATCAATTGCACCATTGTTTAATGGTGTGTATAAAGCTAATGTTTTAAGATTATAATCGGTAGGATAACGTATATACTGTGTACCAGTATTTGTACCGTTGGTTGCCATACTAAGCCTTCACTAGGGTTTGATAACGAGATTCAATTTGATTGGCGTATGCCGAATTAATGATGTTTATATTTCTTTTTGATTCGTTTAATTTATTTTCATAATCATAAATTGAAACGGCATTGGTTGAAATAGTATATGTTATTGTTGTGCCATTTGGAAAAGTTTGAGTAGTTGATGATGGTATAATCAAATTATATGTAGGTTCATCAATCTCAACAGTTTTAATTGCTGTTGTTCCTGAATCACCGTCAAAAGAAGTAACTGTCTTTTCATAATGATGAATAGTACCTTGAGTGTACGATAATACATTACCATTGGCCACAGCACCATACTTATCATTTAAATAAATCAAAAATTGTTGTGAACTCATTGGCCAATCTGCCTGAGGATCCAATATGGTTGGATTACCATACAATGTAATCCAAAATCTGAATGGATCACCATAATATTTGTTGGCAATAATTTCTGGTGTATCACCATCTTGTACAGAATAAGCATAGAACAACAAAGGGTTCTTGGCTAATTGTGGTATCAACTGTGTACGAATCAATAGATTTTTTAATGCAACAATGTTTCCATTGTTATCATTGGCGGTAAGATAAGGTAAAGAATTAAAGTATCTCATTATTAACCTCCTCCATTTACCCAACCTGTACCACCGGCCATTGGCTGTGCAGCCGCTGCAAGTCCAGCTGCACCAACTGTGCCATATTGTTGGATTTGTTGTTGATTATTATAATTAGCTGCCACAGCACTACCTTTAAAGTTATTTTTAGTGTAGATAGTAGTTTCTTTAAATTGTAATACGATTCTAGTTTGTACTGGATAACCATCATCATACGTTGCCCAACCGTTAGGGGCATAATCAATTGAAACATTTGTTAAAACGCAATCATTAACTGTAAATGTTTTAGATGGTGTGCCACCCGTAATATTATTGGTTTGTGTTAAGAATCCAAGGCCACTTGCTGCCAATGCTGAGGAAATAGTATTGGTAATTTGACCAACAATACCTGAAGCACCTAAAAATTGAAATTGAACGGAGAATACTTGTGGTGGTGTTAAGAATTGTCCTGATGTACCAGACATAGCACCAGCAATACCAGGTAATGAGAAATAAGCAAAAGAATCACAAATGTTTTGAATTGTTTTGGCTTCTGCTGCTGATTTTGGAGTTAATACAAATTCCAATTGAAACTCTCTTAAATCAACACCTTTATATAATAATTGCATTTGTGGGTTAGTAAATACACCTAATGCCTGTGCAGCCAAACCAACCAATGCGGTGACGTCCATTCCAAGTCCCAATTTATTACTAATTCCACCAATAGCTGATCCAAATACTTTAGCGCCAATAGCCGTAGCATATGGAGTAATAGCAGTTTGTAAATCTCTACCCTTTTGGTCAGAATAAGCATTAGCAATCATACCAGGAAGTCCTAGTGCATCAGTCAAACTAACTTCACCATAGTTTGAAGTATAATTGATTGCCATGGTTTCTGGCATGAATAGTGAAATTGTTGCTAGTGGTGTACCTTGTGTTAATGGTTGATACTGAGATGCTGAAAACATAGTAGAGGCAACACTTTTTCCCGCTTCAAATAAATTTTGAGCATCTGCCAGACTAGCATTACCTTCAATTAAATTCTTGCCACCAGCAATTACTGAATTACCTAAATCGGCTAAATTGTTACCAACGCCTGATTTATAATCGTATGCTTGAAAGATTACTGCGTGACCCATTGTTGGGTTTGAACCTAAATCAGCAGGAAACACCATATTTTGTGCTGAAGATGTTCCACCTAAAAGACTGGCTAATGGACTGGCAATTGAATTTAAACTTACACCACCAATATTTGTTGGTATGACTGTTAGGGCCATGGTACTCTCTGGTTAATTGAATATATAGTATTTATATGGCTTATTCAGGACGATTTGTACCCCGTAATCCAGCAAAATATGTTGGTGACCACAAAAATATCATTTACCGCTCGAGCTGGGAATGTCGAGTGATGGATTGGCTTGACCGAAACGATGATATTATATCATGGGCTTCAGAAGAACTTATCATTCCTTATATTTCTCCAGTTGATAATCGATATCACCGATATTTTCCTGATTTTATTGTTAAGGTAAAAACTAAAGATGGTGCATTTAAAACCATGATGCTTGAAGTTAAACCTAAAAAACAAACAAAACAACCAGAACCTCGTAAACGAGTAACTAAACAATATATTAATGAAGTTACTACCTATGTAGTTAATGAAGCTAAATGGAAAGCAGCCAGTGAATATTGTTTGGATCGTGGTTGGGAGTTTAAAATACTAACAGAAGATCATTTGGGACTCACCTAAATACTTAAATGGCATCTAAATTTACCACACTCGCAGAAGAACATTCACAAGCCGACTTTGACCGCTTGTCGAAAGATTCTTTATCTTGGATGAAAAAGAAAATCCAAGAGATTCGTTCACCAGCATCCATGGCATTAGGCATGGCTCGTGAAAAATCTAGGCAAACAAACACTTTTAAATTGGGTCAATTATATTGTTTTTATTATGATCCAAAAGGTAAAGATGATTTACCATATTATG